CAGGATTCGGATTCTTTAAAAAGATAACTTCATCTGCGCCAAGTTCAACATATTCACCGTCAACTAAATATTTATAACCAGAAATAACTTTCTGCTTATCAGGAATTGGTGTAATCAAATCTGGTCGTAAAAAATAAATTCCAGTTGGAATGCCATTCTTTTTTTCAATAAACCAAGGAGACTCACCTGTCAATTCTAGATATGATTGTGTCAACCAAAAATGGTCAAATTTAGTTGTGAAATTATTTACTCTATATAGTACGTCAAGTATCGGACTATCTACTACTTCTTCTACTCCTTTTTTTGTGTATTGATATAGTTTTAAATTGATGCTTCCCATTTCATCTGCAATTGCTGAAACTGCTGCATATGTCCAGCCTTTCATTTCATTCAAGTATTGCTTTTTATTTGCTGAACCGTAGCCAAAACTGCCATATGACGAAACTTCATAGCCAGTCGGATTTCTTCTGTCTACTTTGCTAGACTGTTTGACTTCTTGTTTTGGGAAGAAATTATTAAAAAATTGTTTAATACCCATAAAAAAATGCCTTAGAGCACGCTCTTAAAAGTTTAAGAACGTATTCCAAGGCACTTTGTTATCAATTTATCCTCGTAAGAATAAATATTACTCTGCCAATAATATAAGTTAGTACAATTATAACATATTTAGAACTACTTGTAAACTCTACTGCAAACGTTTTTCTACTTCGTCAAGATACTTTCGTATATTGCGCTTGTTTGCTGAAACTAAATGTTCTGCATTTAATTGTTCGTTGCATCTTTTACACTTATACTTTTTGCCAAATGCTAAATAAGGCTCATTCGTTTTTAACACAATCGCATTACATGACTTACGAGGACAGTACCAAATAAACTCCATAGAATAAAAAGAATTCAGTTCTGTAAGATACTTTTGACATTCATTTATTTTACTAAACTTATACAATTTTGCACAACACTTGAAAGCGTGTTTATACTTTTTTTGTTTTCTCCAATTCAGATATGAGTGCAGTGTATTCTTCAATGCTACGAGAAATATCCCATTTTTCATTAATTTCATTTAATCTAGTTTTAGCTTCTTTTTCACGTTCTTCTTGTGATAAGAAGCGAGTTAAATCAGAAACGTTGCTTGCTACTGGCAAGCCTAACGCCCAACCAGTCAATGTCTTGTTGTTTGACTTGTATTTCCATTTTCCTCTTTCAGCCTGAGGATTAATAAGAAAATCACATGTCAACAAATCATCATGCACTGTAGTTTCAGACCATTTCTTGTTTAGCACTTTTATTTTTCCGACATTGTTAGATTGAGGAGAAAAAGTGCCATCTGAAACAACTATTAAATTTAAACTGTTCTTAATCAAAAATGTAATAACTGGTTGCAACATTTCGAAATTACTAGAATAGCCAAACCAACCGACATAAGTTGCTCTACCCGCATGTTGTTTCTTTTTTCTAAAGTAGTCTTGGTTTATTCTATCAGGTATGCAAATTACAGGTTTATCTGTAAATTGTCTTAACCCTTCTGCTAATGCTTCAGTAGAAGTCGTAATAGCATCAACGTTCTCAATCATTTCTTTAGTTCTATATCCCCAATGCAGCCAATCTGGGTCACACAAGTCTAAAATTTTTATTCCTTTGAACAATCTTGCATGCTCTACCCAATACGCTTTTTGATAAATAACAACATCATACTTTTCGCCTTGTTTGAATAGTTCTGCATTTTCCCACTTATCAACAAGCCAGCGTCCTCTTATTCGAGAACTGCCAATATTTCTACGTCCTTCATACTTTTCAAATGTGATTATTCCTATCTTATTCATATTATTGTTAACTAATTAACTCACTGTTTTTCTAATTTTTATGAAGATTAGTCGTAATAGCCAAGCTTTTCTTTTTCTTCTGTTGGCAAGTTATCTAATATCTTAGTGTCAATTTTGATTGGAAAAGCGGGTTGAGAATACAACATTCCAGAAACCCACATCGATAAATCAAACCACCAACTGAAAAATGTCCATTGCCAGCATTCGATATCTTTACAACTTTCATTATCGTCAGTATCAATTTCGACTGGAAAAAAGTTGTACAATTTACCGCGTAATTTCATATTCATTCTGTATATATGCTGACAGTCACGAGAGTCCTACTAGAGACACGGAAATATCAGAATATATATTCTTATTACTTTTTTAGAACTGTGCTCAGAACCTCATTCCATTCACTTAGATACCGTTCTAGAGTAAACAGTTTCAAAGCAGTTTTCTTACCTTCTTGTCCTATTCGTACTGCTTCTCTGTAATTTAATATCAGACCTTCGATTAAATTAGCAACTACTTCAGGATTCCGAATTGCTTTGTATGAATTGACGCCGTTTTCAAGAAATTCTTCAGAATCTTGATTATATGTCGAAATCACACAACAACCAGATATCATTGCTTCAGTTCTTGACCGTGGCATTGGGCTATGTCGTGTTGGATTAAAATAAATCAAACTCTTTCCTAAAAATGTACGATATTCGTCCCAACTCTTAAATCTAGCATCGACTGTTATATGACAATGAACTATATTCTTTTCTAATAATGCATCTTTAACTGCATTCAAAAATGTTCTGTCATAGTACTTATCTAGTCCGCCTGGACTAATCATAGTTACGACTCTTGGCTCTTTAGGTAAATCACGCCATTCAGTCGGATCGATTCCGTGCCAAATCGTTCTAGCCTTAGGATGATTTTCAAAGCCCCATTGACGCTGAGCAGTCTTTGAATTGAAAATGAAGTAGTCAATATCTTTTGTGACTGCTTTAAATTTCTCAATTAACTCACTGCTCATACCAATCTGATGTTCAGTATAACCAAGTGCTTTGTAATTAGATTGTTTGATGTTTGAATCAAAGTTTTCTGGATAGTAGGGTGTACCGTGCATTATTACTATTTTAGGAATATCAGTAATAACTTCATTCACTTCTCTGAATAAAGAACCTTTTCCTATTTCCCATAAACTTTCTTCTAAACATTGCTGGTCTAAATGTAGCAATGCAACATCATGTTTTCCTTTTTCATAATGCGGTACCCATTGCACACCGAAATTTTCTAATGGTCCTCTTGGCATGTCACTGAAGTTTCTTCGATGTGTTTCTAACCAACTCCATTCAGTGTTTGGTATTTTACACAGCTCATACTGATGAGCTATATGCCACGGATAATTAAATACTCTTACTTTACTCATATAGTGTTGTCTAATGATTATTTCCTTTATACATCTTGAATAACTTAAATTTTGTTTCAATGATGTCTTTTCGTTTATTAGAAGAATTGCTAGACTTAATCAATTCGACTGCATTCGCATCTTCGATAAACAAAACTTGATTGCCTTGATTAGCCCAGCGTGTTCTTGTCTCTTGACTTAACCCGCCATATTTAGTTATTTGTTCACAAAACATTCCAAATGTCATAAACTCGTCTCTTTGTACACAACTAAAATTTTCGACAAATGATACTTTGTTTGCACCTTTATTTCCAAAGAACCAGACATTTGCAGGATGCATCCTTGTCGCAGAAATGAATTGCTCTACTGCATCTTTTTCTGGTTTTAGTCTGCTGTCGTTGAATAAAAGCAGATGTCCTTCTGCTTCTACAGCAGCTAAGTTTCTCGCTCTTGCTAAGTTGTATCCATCTAGATATGTTTGTACAAATTTGATTGATAATTTGTATGTTTCGCGAATAGTATCTAAAATTTCAGTTGAGACTTTTTCTTTTTCATCAAATGCAATGATAACTTCAATAGACTTGTATGATTGAGTTTCGAGTGATTTCAGTATCTCTCCTACTTGTTGTAATCTACTTAACGTTGTAGGAATAATGACAGATACTAATGGCTTTTCTACAAATCCAAGTTTGTAATATAATTGTGAATAGTGATATGCCATCTTTTGTTGAGTCATGTTCTTCACTGTATCCCAAGCGCCTTTTCTAAGTTTAGCTCTTAATTCTTTATCAGACATCAATCTCTTCATTGCAACTTTTAGTGCTTCCTTATCTTCAAATGGAACAATTAAACAATTTTCACCATCTTTAGCAATATCTTTAGCAACTCCACTTAAAGTAGTAATCACTGGCACACCACAAGACATTGCTTCTAAATATTCGAGAGTTCCTTCTTCATACCAATCTTTGGAATTACCAACATAACATGTAAGACTTCTGTAGTATGCTAGTCTTTCTTCATCTTTGCATTGCATAAAACTAAAGTTGATGTTGTCTTTAGCTTCTTGTGATATTTCATTCCAATAACTAGCTTTATCTTGTTTACCCATAAACATCACTGGATAACCGATCTCTTTTGCATTCTCTGCTATTTCTTTCAATCCTTTCCAAGGTACTATTCTTCCAGCATAGCCAATTGCTGGTTCATCAGGCTCTTCATCAGAATATTCGAAATTACAAACATCAATACCGTGATTGATGACTTTAATTTTTTCTGGATTTTGTTTGCATCCATCTACTAAGTACTGCTTACACTGTTCAGTATGAGTGACAATGTAATCTACTCCGTTTGCATGCCAATCATACTCTCTAAGAGCTTTTGTACGTTGATTGTGGTGTGTTAAAATTATCTTTCTTACTTTTAATTCTGGAAGTGCTTCTAATAACTGACTACAACTACGATAATATTCGAAGTGAATAATGTCAGGATTGAACTCTTCAACAACTTCTTTAAATCGTTGTTGAGTCTCTTTTTCACCAGCGTCTCTTGGATGCACATAATAGCACTTAATGTTATGATGTGGGTTGTATCTTATTTTCGCTTGTGCTAATTGGTCTATTGCCCACCCAGGGACGTCTGGTACGATTAGTATTTTCATAATACAGGTATTTTAATTATATTTCCGCAAAACTTACATGTGATTGTCTCATATCTAACACCGTCTGTTACACTGTCACGCAGTAGTATTCTCAGTTTTTCTAGCGTATCATCGAAAAGAAGAAATCTGTGAATAACTGTATTGTTGCAGTGCGTGCATCTTAATTCCGTTGTACAAATTGGAATTTTAAAAGTAGACATTATTTGTCGGGTGTCATAGAGCAAAATACTTCTGCTCCATTTTTATTATCTATTTCGCCATTAGTTAATCTATATAGCTTATTTATCTTCCATCTTTTATAGCCATAAACTTTTGTTTTTTCTTTTCTGAAAAAATCAAACCAGCAAGGTGTGATGCATTGCTTATGGACTGGCTTACTTGCACCTTCCCATAACCCGTATGGCACTTTTACTTCAAACACTCCATCTTTTTTTAACACTCTCCAAGCTTCATTAAAAGCGTGTCTTACGTCTGTTAAATGCTCTATGCAGTGATTTGACTTTATGAAATCTACTGAATTTGCTTTAAACGGTAGTTTGTCTTTCTCTAAGTCGAATCCTACGTGTTGTTGTCCATAATCATGTAAATCGAATCCAATCAATTCATCTGAAAATTCTGAACCGCAGCCTAAATTTAATTTAATCATATTATTTATGCGGTTTTAAAACCATTGTTAATTCATTACTATCTATTTTTTTAGATACAACATCCCAAGGTAATATGTCATAACCTGCAGCATGTCTATCAAATCTTTTATGTCCAAAAGTGAAATATTCAAATGTTTGACCAGTAAATGGTCTTACATGAGTAGGGTCTCTTAAAAAGAATTCACTCACACCAACTGGTACAGTCAAATTTAATTCCCCATCTTCCTTAAGTATTCTCCAGCATTCATTCATTAATGGTATAAAATTTCTTATATGTTCAAATACATGATATGACCGTATACCATCAATTGTATTTGCAGTAAATGGTAATACAGATTCCTCTAAATCATGAATAACATCAACGTAAGGTTTACTATTTCCTTTTATACCAAAATCTTTCCTATCTAATCCTAAATGGTCACTAGCCTTATTCATTCCGCATCCTAAATCTATTTTCATATTATTTCTTTCTTACTTTGTAAAGCCTTTGTCTTTCTAATTTTTTACCTTCGAACTCTGGAACTTTAACTTCAATATCGCTTATATTAATCATCTCATCTATTTTCCATACCCAACTTCCATCATGTGCTTTGTGTGTTTGTGAACCATTTTATTGTTCATCTTTCCAACTTGCTTCGAGATACTCATCTTTACTTTCGAATTTGATTTGTGTATCTTCTGGCAATGCATTAGTTTCAATAATGTAATCCGAGACTATTTTTTGTAACTCGGGTTTTAGCATTTTTATTTTTCTTGTTTTTACTTCAGCCATAAGTGCTTCGTCTTCATACTAGCAACAATGCAATATGAATATAAATTAAGATTACTCTTTAGTTAATATGTAATACTGTGCAGTTGGCAACTTATCAAAACCAGAGTAGCCTTGAATTTTAGAAGTCAGCTTCTTAATTCTATCTTGAATTATTTCAGGATGCTCTGTAAGTTCTACACAGTGCAAATCTAATGAATCAAATATGTCAAAATTATTTTTTTCATACTTTCTATAAACCCACTCAGGTGTCACATTCTCCAATGCTATTTCAGGAACAGGTTGTGATATTCTTTTGTATGTAAAGCTTCGTTGTAATTGTACTGCTCTTTCATGTCTGAATCTTATCTTCTTTAATGTTTCCAAGTCAGATAATGCAAAATCGTAGTTAAAGATTTGTCCGTATGCTGCAATCGAATCATACCTAGTTCTTACCATATCACCAAAGTGAATTCCATTTTCAACAAATCTACTATTTACTGGTTCATATCCCCATCCCCATTTATCTAAATCTAATCCGTAATGAATATCATATCCTCTCATAAGAGCTTCAGTCTTATTCACTCCAAGAGTCTTCTTGCTTTTTACATGATATCTGTCAATAAGAATAAAGTTGAATCTTGTAAATGTCAACGCAATCTTCTTTTGATTCACTAACTGTTCACAATCTTTTCTAAATGATTTGTGCACATTTTTGCTTTTGTTCCAGCTCATTTCATGCAAAATATAATCAGTGTCAAACTTTATTACTACATCACCAGTTGCTTCTTGATAGCCTCTGTCAAAGTTCTTTCCCATTCTACTGTATGACCAGTTCTCTTCCCATTTAGTATGCTCATCAGATATGATTCGTATTTTAGAATCATTAATGCTCTGTATTGCTTCTATAGTTCCATCTGTAGAACCACCGTCGATAACTAATAACTCATCGACTGTCGGTAACCAAGATTTGATACTTTCAATAAAAGGATATCCGTTTTTGATTGAATTTGTTGTTAAACAAAATGCACTAATTTTTACGTCGAATGGATTCATAAGCTTTTAATATTGCTTCTTTTTCAGTTTTACCTGTAAATTTTTCTCCATTTACATATACCTCCCAAATATCAGTATTTGTTAAATAGATTTGTGTATTATAATTTTGTATCAAATATTTCTTTTCCATAAACACCTTCTAATAAATCTAAATCTTTGTTTGACTCATATAATAATTCTCTATTGTATTGCTCCATAGCTAACAACATATTAAATCCTTGCACTTCGCTTTCAGTCATATTGTCACCTTTGCTTGTTTCATACATGCTTCTTAATGCAGCAAAATCTTTGATAAAACAGTGACCGCCTGCACCTCTACCTGACTTGTGCAAAACATCTAAATGTGTCTTTCCAACTCTTTTATCAGCTCCAAGCATTTCTTTCATTAATCCCATGTCAAGATTATACTCTATTGCAATGTCATGAAAGATGTTCATCATCAGCACTTTAGCATAGAACCAACAATTGCCCATATACTTAACAAACTCTGCTTCTTCACAAGGACAGAGTTTTTCATATGGTGCAGCAGGTAAGATTCGCATTACTTCACCAGCTTTGCTAAATGACTTTGCAGTATAGCCAATTATATTTCTAGATGGATTCATTGCATCATATTTTGCAGTTCTTTCAGTTAAAAATTCAGGACTATGCATGATGTATCTATCTTTGAAAATCTTTTGCAATTTGTTTGTTGTTCCGACTTGTATAGTTGACTTAATTACTACTGTTTGTTCTGGGTAAGTGTTTGACTGAATTGCATTAATGAGTATGTCATCAATGAATCCTTTATTCGGTTCAGTGGGTGTTGGCACTGCAACGAAGATTATCTCACAGTCTTTTAGTTGCTCTTTATTATTTACATACGGCTCTTCAAGACTGTATCTAACAGTTTGATAGCCTCTTTCTTCAAATGTGTCAGCATAATTTTTGCCAATCCATCCTTGTCCTATGAATCCTATTTTCATAATTTTACTGCTAATGTTTATAAAGTTATTATACAAAGTATAAATTATATAAGTTTATCATCAATATTTACTCTCATTGTATCTATATCTTTTCGTCTATTGTCAATGCCTGACTTTTTCTGCGTATTGCTAAGCATTGGAAGTGTCATATCAACTTCGTTTTTTACTTCAACTGCAGCATAACTCTCTCCAGTTGTCATAACATTATAATTGAAACATGAGCAACTGCTTGTGCAGTAAGCGAGTTGTTGAAGTATTCTATTTAAAACAGTTACTTCACAATGTTCGAGTTCGTATTCGCCAACTCGTAAAGAATACTTTTTTCCGCAATGTGAACAAGATTGTGTAAAGACCATCGCTAAACAGTCGAAACATCGCTCATATGTAAGACCATGCTGCATTAAATACTGCACAGCTTCTTCAGTACTAAAGAAATGTTCGTCGACATGTCCGTTAACAAGTCTATCTGTCGTGTCAAAGCGTGTAGAAGAAGTAGCATACGAATTAAGATGAGTTGAAAATTTTTGAAACATAAAAAAGACATAACTATTAAATTACATCTTTATTACATCCTTGAGTATTATTCACTAACTGTGAGTGGTTAGCATTTTTCATCTAACTCGTAAGCAAGGCTGTCTTAGGTTCTATCTGCAGCAGTTTCACTAATCCCTACACGTTACAGAAG